GGGATATTAGATGATGAAGAATTGGCACTTGCGAAACAGGATATGGCAGAAACTGAATTTGAACAAGAATACGAGTGTTCTTGGTCTGCTGCACTTAGAGGTGCGTATTATGCTAAAGAGATTGAAACTTGCTATGATGAAGACCGAGTGGGGAAAGTCCCTTATGACCCGGCTAAGCAGGTAGTAACGTGCTGGGACCTTGGTGTCTCAGACGCAACTTCAATTTGGTTTGCACAATTTGTAGGAAAAGCAGTACATCTTATAGATTATTTTGAAAGTTCAAATGAAGGTTTACCCTTCTATATAGATGTACTAAATAAGAAAGGTTATCAGTATGGTGCTCATATTGCACCACACGATATAGTAGTTAGAGAGTTTTCTACTGGTAAATCGAGAAGGGACCTGGCTTATGACTTAGGAATAGATTTCCAAGTCGCACCAAAATTAAAAGTAATGGATGGTATAGATACCACTAGAACTTATTTAAACAAGTGTTGGTTTGATGCAGATAACACTAAGAAAGGATTGGAAGCATTACTACAATATAGAAGTAGTTATGATGACAAGAAGAAAATCTGGTCGCAGAAGCCAGTCCACGATTGGACCTCTCACGCCAGCGATGCCTTTAGGTACTTAGCTATAACTGATGTAGTATTTACTGGTAATGATAGTGTCTGGGGAAAGGAACTCCCTAAGACTGATTTAAGTTGGATAGTATAGGAGAAGATATGAATCCGAAATGGTTAGAAAATAAGATAATAGAGATGGCGGAAAACATTGAAGACATCAAAGAGATAATGAAGATTGTAAGCAAGAGTCCACCACCACCTAAAGAAACGAAGTACCCTATTAATAAAGGTAAATAATTTATGGCTAAAATGACAAAGAGGGAGCTGTCTGCTCACTTAGAGCAGGAAATAAGTTCCGCACTAGGGTATAAAGATGGCAAACTCACAGCACAACGCTCAGACGCATTAGACCGCTATTATGGTAAGAAGTATGGTAATGAGCAAGAGGGTCGTTCTCAAATTGTCACAAGAGATGTAGCAGATGTAATCGAATGGATTATGCCTAGCCTTATGAAGATATTTACTTCTGGCGATAAGGTTGTACAGTTTGAGCCTCAAGGACCAGAAGATGTTGAGATGGCAAAGCAGTCTACTGACTATACTAACTATGTTATTATGCGTCAGAACCCAGGGTTTTCCATCATATATCAATGGTTCAAGGATGCTTTACTACAGAAGAACGGTATAATAAAGCATTACTGGTCAGATGAAAGTGAGACATTAAGAGAAGAGTATAAGAACTTAACAGAAGAAGAGTTCACAGCTCTTTTGATGGAAGATAATGTAGAAGTAAAACAACACACTGAAAATGGTGGTGATCAGGAAGAAGACCTTCTTTCTTTAGAACCGAAAGAACCAATAACACACGATGTTGTAGTAAATAGAACATACGAGGAAGGACAGGTTAGAATAGAAGCTGTACCTCCAGAAGAATTTTTGATTAACAAATATGCTAAGACAATACAAGATGCAAGATTTGTTGCTCATAGAGTAAAGAGAACTAAGTCAGAATTAATAGAGCAAGGCTATCCTAAGAGTAAGATAGAGAATGCTTTTAATAATGATGAAGCAGATTATAAGTCTGAAAGACTTGCTAGGTTCTCACACGAACAAGACAATGCACCAGAAGGTGATATAGATGACGGTTTATGGGTTGTTGAATGTTATACAAGAGTAGATTATGACAACGATGGTATAGCCGAATTAAGAAAAATAACGAAGGTTGGAGACGAACTGTTAGACAATGAGGCTGTGGATAGTGTTCCCTTCTCCTCCCTTACACCTATCCCAATGCCTCATAAGTTCTATGGTCTGAGTATTTATGACTTAATCTCTGACCTTCAACTAATTAAGACTACCTTAATGCGTAACTTATTAGATAATATGTATCTAACAAACAATGGGCGTTATGAAGTAGTCGAAGGACAAGTAAATTTAGATGACCTAATGACTTCTAGACCAGGGGGTATTGTAAGAGTACGTACCCCAGGTGCGGTTAATCCTCTAGGAACACCACAACTAGACCAGAACTCTTTTAATATGCTAGGCTACCTAGATAGTATTAGAGAAGAACGAACTGGTGTTAGCAAGAACTCAATGGGTCTATCTGAAGGTGGCTTGAAGTCACATCAAACTGCTACAGGTATAGGTCAAGTTATGACCGCAGCACAGCAGAAGATAGAATTAATAGCAAGAGTATTCGCTGAAACAGGTATGAAGGACCTGGCACAATCTGTATATCAATTGGTACAGAAGTTTGAAAAGCCTGACAAAATTGTCAGACTGAACAACACTTGGACTACTTTATATCCACACGAGTGGAAAGATAAAGTTGATTGTACTGCACAGGTTGGTTTAGGTTTTGGTAATAAAGATATGAATCTTATGCACTTGGGAAGATTGGCACAAACAATACAGATGATTGCACAGCACCCAGCAGCAGGTATGTTACTCAAGCCTAAGAATGTATATAACTTGGTAGCTGAGCAAATAAAAGCGATGGGTATGAAGAATGTAGATGACTTCATTACAGACCCAGGCGATCAGGACGTTCCTCAAAATCAAGGACCTTCTCCAGAAGAACAAGCTAAGCAGATGGAAGCTCAGCTTAAAGCTAAAGAGATTGAAGTTAAGATGCAGAAGATACAACAAGAGTCTGCAATTAAACAACAAGAGATGCAACTTGAAGCTCAGATAGCTCAACAAGATTTAGAACTTAAGAAACAAGAGGCATCTGTTGATATGCAGATTAAGGCACAAGAACTTGAGATTAAGAAAGCAGAACTTGCACTTAAACAACAAGAACTTGTATTAGAAAGAGAACAGGAAAGGGCTGTTAAGATAGGAAACTAGTATGGGAAAGAAGAAGGGAGAAGAGATAGCCAGGGCGGATCAGGCTAAACAGATTTTAGAACATCCTCTATATGTAGAGGCTCTGTCCACAGTAAGAGAAGCGTTAATAGAACATCTCTTAAATACCAGAGTAGCCGAGGAAGTGGAAAGAGACAGATTGTATATAACAATAAAGGCACTGGACTTAGTACATCAACATATTAAGTCGGTACTTGAAACAGGCACACTTGCTGAAAGGGAGCAAGATTTTTTTAACTAAGCGAGAGGAGTGACCAATGGATTCTGAAGAGAACACCCAAGAAGTTGTAGATAATAGAGCATCAGCAGGTACAACTGCTGAAGCAAGTAATAAAATCCTAAGTATGTGGGACTCACAAGAGCAAACCGCAAGCGAGGAAACCAAAGCTACGTCAGACGAGGAAGTAGTAGAGGAAACACAGGAAGCTGAAGAGGTAGAAGAAGAAGCCCCAGAATCGGAAGAGGAAGGACAAGCTGAGGAAGAAACCGAAGAAGAGGTAGAAGAAGAAGAGTTTGAAGTAGTAGCGGAAGAAGACTTAAAATACACTGTAAAGGTGGATGGACAAGACTATGAAGTTGGTATAGATGAACTCAAGAATGGATACCAAAGGCAGGCTGACTATACTCGTAAGTCTCAAGCATTAGCAGAGCAACGCAAGGGCACTGAACAAATTCAATCCGAGCGTCAGCGACTAGAGCAAGAGAGGCAAATGTACGCAAATGGTTTACAGATGTTGCAAGAGCAACAATCGGCTAAGCTGAGTGAATTTGAGAATACTGATTGGACAACTTTGAAAGAAGAAGACCCATATGCTTATATGCTCAAGAAGGATGAGTACAGAGATGCACAGGAAAGAGTTAACAACGTAGCACAACAGCAAGTTCTAGTACAACAAGAACAAGCTGATGCTCAAAATAAAGCTAGAGCAAGTTTTGTTCAACAAGAATACTCTAGATTAGTTGATGCTTTACCTGAGTGGAACGATAGAGAATCTACTATAAAGAAGGACGTATTAAATTACGCTACTTCAGTAGGCTTTCGACCAGAAGAGATTAACCAGTTAGCAGACCACCGTAGTGTCTTGATTATTAAGAAAGCTATGGAGTTTGATAAGCTAACAAAGAAGGTTGCTCCAAAGAAGAAAGCAGTTAAGAAAGTTCCTAAAGTACAAAAAGCTGGAAGAGGAAACTCAAAAGAAGATGCAGCCACTGAAGAACTAAAGAAAAAGCGTGCTCGGTTAAGGAAGTCTGGTAAGCAAGATGATGCCGCCTCCTTATTTTATGATATGCTTTGACGGAGAATAAATAATGCCAACGCAATTTAAAACATATGATGCAACAGCGATTCGAGAGGATTTGTCTGATGTAATATATGATATTTCACCAACAGATACTCCGTTCCTATCCAGCATTGCTGGCAAGGGTTCAGTATCTAACACTCTATTTGAGTGGCAAACAGATGCACTCGCTGCAGCTGTAATTAATAACTATCACGTTGAGGGAGCTGCTGCTGGCACGGCTGCAACTACCGCTACTACTCGTCTAACTAACCAAACACAAATTTCTAAGAAAGTTGTTGAGGTTACTGGAACTCACGAGACAGTAAACAACGCTGGTAAAAAATCAGAGATGGCTCACCAACTCGCAAAGGCTTCTAAGGAGCTTAAGCGTGATATGGAAGGCTCTCTCCTAGCTGACAACGCTGCTGCTACAGGTGACGCATCTACAGCACGTGAAACAAGAGGAGCTGCAAACTTCATCACAACAAATGTGACTGATGCAGGTGCTTCTGGTTCACACGCTGCGATAGTTGAAGCTGATGTAACTGCTGTTGCAGAATCTACTTGGACTCAAGGTGGTGAACCATCTACAATCCTTTTAGGTGCTACCAACAAAAAGTTAATCACAGCTATGTCTGGTCGTGCTGACGAGACTCGCTCAGTAGTCGATGACAACAAGACAGTCTACAATGCAGTTGAAGTTTATGTATCAGATTTTGGTACATTCAACATCACGCTAGACCGTTTCTGTGATCAGGACGTAGTATACTTCTTGGACCACGATATGTGGTCAGTTGACTACTTACGTGATTTCCAGACTGTGGACATCGCAAAAGAAGGCGACTCTGAGAAGAAGATGCTTCTAGTTGAGTACGGTCTACGTTGTGGTAATGAAAAAGCCAACGGTAAGATACGTTACACTACTGGTTAACAGCTAACCTAATAACCCACCCTAGGAAACTGGGGTGGTTTACTTATGACAGTAAAATCTAAATTAGTTGAAAATGTAGATGGCTCTTTAACTCTAGTCAGTGGACAAGAGGATAAGATAGTCAAAGACCTCTACGATATGAATAGCACTGACAAGTTCACTGCTGGAAAAAACAAATATAAAGGGGACTCCCAGTTCTCGCATCGTGTTGCTAGAATACCTCTTATTGTAGTAGAGAAGATGATGAGAGAGAAAGTCTGGGGAAACCAAGAAAGAATGAGAGAGTGGCTGAATCATCCAGACAATGCTGCTTGGCGTACTACTAAAGGAAAAGTATAATGGCACTAGGCACATTCACAGAATTAAAAGATGCAGTAGCGGACTGGTTAGATAGAAGTGACCTTACTGCTAGAATACCAGACTTCATAACTCTAGCAGAGGCTAGACTCAATAGGGATTTACGCATACGCCCTATGGAAGTAAGAAGTTCGATGGAAACCACATCTGGTCAAAGATATTTCAATCTTCCTGGTGGTTATTTACAAATGCGTAATATGCAAATGAATACAAACCCTATTACACCTCTCGAATATATAACACCAGAGATGTTGGATAGGTTATATGGAAGTGATACAACTGGTAAGCCAAGAGCTTATACATTAATAGGTGACGAGATACAACTAGCACCTATACCAGATTCTGATTACACAGTTGAGATGGCTTTCTATGAGAAATTTACACCATTAGGTGATGGTACTTCTGGTACTGTAACAACAAATTGGCTTACAACAAACGCACCAGACATATTATTATATGGTGCACTATTGGAGGCAGAACCTTTTATCAAGAATGATGAGAGGATCAGGTTATGGTTGAGTGCCTATGAAGGTGCAGTAAAGAAAATACAAGATGCAGATGCTAGGGATAGACATTCCGGTTCAGCGATGAGAGTACGAAATATCTACTCTGGAGTTGAAGGCTAATGGCTATAAGCACTTGGTCGGCAGATTCATCAGTATGGTCTGGCAATTCCTATATATGGGATAACAGTACATATGCAGCAACTGCAACGCTTGGTGGTAATAGCACACTAGCATCAACGCAGACAGCTATGTTTCCAGTAACAGCTTCGATGACTCAGATTATATTTTCTGAGTTGAATGAAGAAGATACAATATTCCCAAGGTCTTTATCTATGGGGATGAGTTCTGGAATGACAGGCACAGGACTTTTAGCTATGCCAGTCACTGCAACAATAACAGGATTGACAGGCGATATAAAGAACAACGTGAACTTTCCAGAGAGTGCTACACTAAGTATGAATAGCTCTACTTCAAGTGTAAACAGTTTCTTATGGAATGATGTAGAGGAAGACGAGGACACACTTTGGACAAAAATAAGTGACCCAGATAATTAACAATAGGAGTAAATAATGGCATTAGGTAATGTAGACATCGGGCTGGCTAACTTTTGGAAAGTTACTTGTCTCGATAAAGATGGCAACATCAAATGGGAAGAGGATAACAAGAATATAATTGTAACAGCAGGACTGAACCATATTCTTGATGTACAATTTCACGCAACAACACAAGTCACAGCTTGGTATATAGGTCTTAAAGGTGCTGGTACTCCAGTAGCTGCGGACACTATGGCATCTCATTCCAGTTGGGCAGAACTGACTGGCTACGCT